GTCCTGGATCTGCAGCGGCGGCAGCTCAGGCAGAACATCATCCTTGCGGCGTCGCAGGACCACCTGCGCCAAGGTGGTACGCAGGTGGTCTTGGTTCTTCGAACCCGACACCTGACGGCCGTAGACCGTGTCCCGATAGCGGGTGAACCGGTCCTCGAAGTCGGCCTGCGTCATGCGCTGGCCGGCGCGCGGGCTGCCGTGCGGCCACAGCAGGGACCAGGGCCACAGGGTCCGGCAGTGCTGCCAGAGTTCACCGGCATGGTTGGGGGTCGGCGTGCCGGACAGCAAGATGATATGGGCGGCGTTGGCCTGGATGCCCTCGTCCTCGCCACGGACGCCGTAGACCGCCTTGGTGCGGTTGGAGAAATTCTTGAGGTAATGCGCCTCGTCGATGATCAGCAGGTCCCAGGGCCATGCCGCGTTGGCGAGCAGGCCCGGCACGTTGCTCTCGGTCGGGGACAGATCGTCGTAACCGATCACCAGGATCAAGGGTTCGGGCCGCGCGAGGACCTGCTGCACATGCGAGGTCAGGGTCCCCGGCTCGACCAGGAACACCCGGGAACTCCACAGCGGGAACCAGCGTTCGATCTCGGCGGACCACACCCGCCGGGCGCCGGCCGGACAGATCACCAGGACACGAGAGGCATTCAGCCGGACCGCCGTGGTCAGCGCCTGAAGGGTCTTGCCCAGACCGGGGTCGTCGCACAGGAGAACAGCCTTGTGGTCCCGCAGCGACGCCACCATCCAGCCCACACCGGCGGTCTGATAGCCCCGCAGCGGCGGAACTACAGGCGCAGTATTAGCGGGCTGAACCAGGGTGGCAGACACAGTAATCCCCTCCCCACTATTCGTGTTCCTCTTGGAGGAGGACAAGAACTGGGCTACTAGGGGACCAATGTGTTGTGTGTTTTTTGTCGTGTCAAGCGAAAACTACAAGGGACAAAACAGGAGCGGGCCAGCCCTCTTGTGAAGGACTGGCCCTCCGGTCACTTCACGAGTATAATCTTGACGCGAACGCGCCAGATCACCACGATCTGCAACCGGAGCAGTCGATGGGTCAGAACCATCGGTTACTCCTCCTGAATGCCGGCAGGGCCAATCCTGCCGGCATTTTCGTTCTAAGCCATCTGTTGCGAGCCGAACAAGGCCAGTAAGGCGGCCTCCGCCCGGCCGTCGTCCATCACACGGGCGAACCGCCCGGCCGACAGCGGGACCAGCCGGGCGGCGATCAGGCGAGCTTCGTTCTTGTCGGGACCCAGCCTGAACGAGCGTTTCCACTCGTTGGGTGTCACCAGGGTCACCGGCACGCCCAGAGCGGCCAACACGCCGCGGACGATGCCGTAGGCCACACCGAACGAGAACGAACTGGTCACGCCTTGACCTGGCAGGGCGTGAACACGCTCCAGCCAGGCGCAGTCCGGTTCGTAACCCCGGACGATGTCGGCCAGCCAGGTCTCGCTCAGCTGCCGGCGTTTGGCTTTGCCCACCCGAACGAGGACGCTAGGCATGTCGCACACCACCATGGCGTCGAGGCCGGTGTCCCACAGGGCCAGCGCCCCAGTGGCGCCCGGGTCAACGCCCAGAACCCGCATGATCAATCCGCTGCGCGTTTGTTGTGCGACGGTGGCCGCATCTCGTCGTAGTCCACCAGGAACTCCGCACATTTGTAGCCTTCCAGCTCGATGCAATAAAAGACAGCACCGATGAACTTTGTCGGGATGCTCCCCCGCTGCTGCCACATCTGCACGCGGTTGTAGGTCAGGCCGTGTCCTGGCTGCCGCCGGGTCAACAAATCCAGCAACCCCTGGGGGCCGTTGAAGACACGAAAAACGTGCGGCACGTCGATGCTCACCATTTTGTGAACCCTCCGGTTCGTGCGGCCCCGCCGAGTGTGTCGGGTAACCGACAAAACTACGCAAGTGGAGAGGGTGTGTCCAGCATTTAGTGTTTATCCCCGTTATGCACCACATTCCGCAGTGAAAACTACATCGGGTAAAACGGCTTTGGCATACCAACCACAGATTGTGGGGTTTGCCCTTACCTAGTGTGTTCGTTACCGTACAGTGCGCTATGTGTGGTGTTGTGCAACACATTTTGTTGTGTTGTGTTGTCAATGCGTGTATACCGACAAACGTCCAGTTTGCGGACTTGGTCCGCACTGGACGCACACTGGTTACTCACTGGTAACACTGGCTTGATCAACGCTGGTAAAAGGACACCCGGACCATGTCGCGAAACGCGTCCCTCAAAAAAGCCCTTGCCGACACGCCTAGTGTCGTCCCAACATCCCCCCTGACACCACAAACACAAACACCACAAAATAATCCCAGGGAGGCTGGCTATGTGGCTGGAAGCTACGCCAAGACAACACAAGTTGTTGCCCGTCCGGAGTATGCAGCGTTCGCAGAGACCCTGCGTGCCGCCATGCTGAAACAGAAACTCAATGCGTCCGAGGTGGCCCGCCGCGTCTGGGGGTCAACCAAGGACAAGCGCGGCTACGACGTGGCCCGTAATCGGGACCGGATCGGGCACTATCTGGCGGGGACCAGTTATCCCGAGCCGGAGAACCTGATCAAACTGGCCGACGTGATAGGCGTAACGGTCGAGGACTTAGCGGTCGACAAACCGGTCTCGGTGGCCGGCACCGGGGCGCCCTACCGCGGGCGCCAGCCGGCGGACGTGCAGATCACCATGCTGTCGGACAATTTGGGCAAGTCCCGGCTGCAGTTCGACCGGGTGCTGGACACCGACCTGGCGCTACGGATCTTCCAGATGCTGAAGGACGCCGACCACAAGGCCCTGACGGTGGCGATGCCACCGACCGGCCGGTCGTTCGGTAAACCGGAGCCGGAACTGCGCGAGACGCCGGCGGCCGGCATCGTGGCGAACTGAACTTGCGCCGATTGTTGACCCAGAGCGAAGCCGCCGCGGTGATGCGCTGTTCGATCGCAAAAATCGCGCAGCTACGTCGCACCAAGGGCCTGCCCTGGATCAAAGGGCGCCCCGTTCTGATACCCGAAGTGGAGTTCTTTACGTGGCTGGAAAGTCAAACGATCCGACAAGTGTCCGCACCAGCCGACTACGGGCCAACGGGCAAGGCTATTGGGAGATCTGGTTCACCGAGCAAGACGGAACCCCCGATGCGCGTGGCCGGCGCGGCGTATATAAAACCAAGCGTCTCTCATGCCGCACGAAGGATCTCGTTGATGCGCAAGAGGTCCTGAGCCGGTTCCGTGACACTGAACGACAGAACGCCGCCGGGGGCCAGGGTGCAAGACTGGCGCCCACGGTGGATGAACTCTGCGCCCGCTGGCTGGACCACGTCGAGCCATTGGGCAAGGCCAAGACCGGGCGCTACGTGCTGACCCAGGTGCGCCACCTGCTGGGGCGCTACACGGTGGACCAGCTTACTGACGCTCGGTTGCTGGATTACCAGCAACGTCGCGCAGTAAGTGCCGGTAGCATCCGCCGCGAGCTGGGCGGTCTCAGGACCGTTCTCCGCTGGGCGGCGAAGAAAAAGCTCATCGCCATGACGGCGGTGCCCGAGTTCGAGCTGCCCGCCGCGCCGGGCCCCAGGGTGAAGTTTCTGGACCGGGACCAAGAGCAATGGTTCTGGGACCAGGCCATGGCGTGGGGGACCAGCCATCGGGCGCACACCCCCCTGGAGAGTTCCCGCCGGGTGAGTTTGTTCGTGGCGCTGGGCCTGGAGACCGCCGCCCGCCGGGGGGCGATCTACGATCTCACCTGGGACCGGGTGGATCTCGCCCAAGGCACGATCGACTACCGGGTGCCGGGCCGGCGGGTGACCAAAAAGCGCCGGGTGCTGGTGCCGATCTCGGACCGGCTGACGCCGGTGCTGGAGGCGGCGTGGCTGGAGGCGCCAAAGGATATGGATGGGAGAGCCACGGGGCGTGTGCTGGGGTCTACAGGGTGCCTGCGGCGGGCGTTCTGGGTGATGTGCCACACGCTGGGGGTGCCGTGGGTGACGCCGCATGTGCTGCGGCACACGTGGGCCTCGCTGGCAGCGATGAACGGCGTCTCGTTGTGGGACATCGCCCAGGTGCTGGGCGACACGATCGCCACGGTGGAGGCGAACTATCTGCACCTGACGCCGGGGCATCTCAGAAGTGCTATCAACCACAAGACGCGTTCACCGGTTGCCGTCCCGTGAAGATCTTGAAAATCGTCGGGACCATCGTGGTCCTGCTGGTCAGCTGGTTCGTTGTCTTCGTGATCCTGGCGCTGCTGAACGACGACTACGGTTTGCTTCGCCTGGGACGCATATACGCCGCGATAGCCGTGGTGGTGGTGCTGTTCGGCTACTGGTTCGTCCACACCGGCCGGTTCGCGAAGATGTTCAGAAAAGTGGAGTAAAGCCATGGACACACGTTATCGGCCGTCGCCGGCGCTGGATCTGCAAGAGTTCCTTGCACAAGAGGAAGACCGGCTGAAAGTGCTGGGCTGGAAGGTGCTGCCGATGGGGGCGCTGGTGATGTTGACGGCGGTGCCGGCCGATGTGGACTGGCCGATCCCGCCTGACGAAGAGCGGCTGGCGAACCTGCTGGACACGCTGGACATCCTCGATCAGCAGCGCGTGCTGGTGGAAGAGCAGATCGCGGAACTACGGCGCTCTCTCGGGACCAAATATCAGGGAGGAAAAAGTGTGGCTGCCCAACGCGATCATCACTGACGTCGAGGACACCGTCACGGTGTTCTATGTGAACTATCAAACCACCCGCATCTGGGCCGAGAGCCGTGCGCCCGGCGAGCCTTTGGTTTTCTCGGGTTGGTATTGGGCGAAGGGACCACGCGAAGCTGGTCCCTTTAAAAGCCGCTCAGCGTGCTATCGCGATGCGTGGTTTCACATCGTGCAAAAGCGCACGCCGCCGCGATTGCACGCTGATACGCTCAAAGCCGAGCGTGAGACGCAGCGCAAGAAAAACCGCGAAGGGAAAGCCGCATGAGACAGCCGAAGGCAAAGGACAATCCGGCACTGCGGCCGATGATGATTGCTATTCAGACGGCGATGCGCGAACGGGATCTGGACGTCAAGAGCCTTTGCAAGGCGCTGGGCGTCCCGATCCACAAGCGCCCTGCGGTCTATAATTGGATCACCGGGAAAAACGGTCCCGGCCCTGAGTATCGCGCCAAGTTGTCGAAGGTGTTGGGGCTGACCGAGGCGCAGCTAACCGCGCCGGGGTCTAAGTCCAAGCAACTGCTGGGGCCGGCGCAGCGTGCCGTGGCCCTTGTTGCGGCACAGCCTGTCGCCGTGACGCTCACGGCCGAGCCGGTGCGCGACGTGTTCTCCATCACGGGCCGGTCGGACGGGCAGATCAGTGTCCGGTTGCAGGCGACGCTGGACGCCCAGAGGGGCATGGCGCTGGCACGGTTCCTGATGGACTTCGGACTGATCGTCGGGGATCACGCGGAGAGCGAATAAGCCGCAGGGCAATGACCGCCAGACACTGACCTTTGCGGCTTTAGGGGTC